ACCTGCCCCTCTTTTTTACGAGGGGAAAAGAGGATTTTGACCAAAACAGCAAACGGGGGAACTCCAGCACTCGGCCATGACGAAAAAACCAAGCAACCTTGAGATCGGCGCAGCGCTCGGCATCACCGCGCAGCGTGTCAGCGTGCTCAAACGCGAAGGCCTTCCCACGGACAGCATCGAAGCCGCCCTGGCTTGGCGAGCCGCTCGCGACGAAGCCCGCCGTGCCCAGGCGCCGAAGGCCGCGCCGGCGCAGCTCGACGACGGAACGTTGGCCGACACCATCGCCGAACACCGGGCGCTGGTCGGTCGGGCCCGGAGCGTGTGGCAGGCCGCGATGGATGGAGGCGACCCCAACGGCCCGAAGTATCAGACGAGTTACAACCAGTCCCTGAAGACCCTGATCGCGCTGGAGGAGGAGCAGGAGCGTCGGCTCATCCTGGCAAAGGAGTACATCGCCGCGAAGGAAGCGACGGAGGCCATGCGTCAGCTGATGGGCGAGGTCGTCAACCGTCTCGACAAGCTCGCCCTGGACGTGGCCGAAGGGTGCAACCCCGAGAACCCTGCGAAAGCAGTGAAGGCGCTCGAGGCCTGGGTACGCAAGACGAAGGCCGACCTCTCCGCGAACGATGAAGAAGCGTAAGCCCAAGCCCAGGCGCAAGCCGATGCCTAAGCCGTCGCGTCCGTTCAAGCGCAAGCCGAGGAAGTGGTCGGAGCTTTCCGACGAGCTCTATCGTCTGCTGCGGGAGGCAGGTCTTTATGAATAAGCCCGACCTTCTCCGCGTAGGGCGAGACGTTCTGAAGCCGTCGGACTCTGGCGACGTCGTCGAGTGGCTGGAGGAGAACGTGCTCGCCATCCCTGACTCGCCGATGCCAGGGCCGTTCCGTTCCGAGCGCACGCCGTGGATCGCGGAGGCCTTGCGTATCGCGGCCGACCCTGAGACGAAACTCCTGACCATCCTTGCAAGCATCCAGTCGGGGAAGTCCCTGTTCGCCCGCCTGCTGACGTGCCATATCGTGGCGAACGCTCCCGGCCCCACGATGGTCTGCCAAAGTACGGACAGCGAGGCGAAGGACTTCGCCCTGCGCTACATGCGGCCGGTCTGGAACAACTGCCCGCCGGTGAAGGCCCGCATCTCGGCCGACGACATGGATCGCTCGACGACGACGGACTTCGACCGCATGACGCTCTACTGTCGCGGCCTGTGGAACGAGGCGAACCTCCAGCGCCTGTCCCTGCGTTACACCATCGCCGACGAATGCTGGATGGCACCGCCCGGTCATCTCGCCGAACTGAGCGCGCGCGTGACGGCGTTCGGCTGGATGGGCAAGCGCATCTTCATGTCCCAGGGCGGACGGGCTGGGCAGGAGTTCCATCAGCTGCACGAGACGACCGACCAGCGCGACTGGAACTTCCGTTGCCCCGTCGAGTCTTGCTCGGCGCTCCAGCCTTGGGTCTGGGAGCAAGTCCGCTTCCCTGACGAGGCCAAGACGACCGGCTCGTGGGACTTGCAGAAGGTCAGCACGGGCACGACCTACGAATGCTCGGCCTGTCAGACGAGACTCCCCGACAATAACGCCACGCGTCTCGAGGCCAACCGACGCGGCGCTTTCGTTGCCACGACTTCGGCTGCCAACTCCGGGCACGTCGGCCTTCACTGGAACAGCCTCGCGTCGATGAGCTGGGGCGAGCTCGCCGTTATGATGATCAAGGCAAAGGAGGCCGCGGACGTTTACGGCGACGAGGAGCCGCGGCGCATCTTCAAACAGAAGCGGCTCGCGCTGCCCTGGGCGGAAGAGGGCGGCGAGATCGTCAACATCGCACAGGCCGCCAACTACAACATGGCTGACGACTGGGAAGGCGAGTCGGTCATCACGCCGAAGGGCAGGGTCGTCGACCGCGAGGGAGCGCCTGAAGGCTCGTTCCCATTCCGCACGGCCGGCATCGACGTGCAACGTGGGTTCTTTTATTGCGTGATCCGCCGCTGGTCTCGAACGGGGCATAGCCGCCTGAAAGCCTTCGCGAAGATTGACACATGGAACGACCTCGAGGCCTTCGTTAAGAAACACCAAGTACATCAGGCGCTGGTAATGGTCGACTCGGGCGACCAGGCTACGGACGTCTATCGGCAGACCGCGGCCCGTGGCTGGAAGTGTGCGAAGGGGTCGGGCAACGAAGACTTCTCCGTCTCGACGAAGGACGGCAAGACTACCCGGCGCTTCTATTCGGATAAGCAGACCATCATGGTGCCAGGCCTTCAGGCTCGGGCCATCCTGATCGTCTGGTCGAACCTCGCCGGCAAAGACCTCCTTCACGGGCTACGCTCGCGGAAAGTATTCACCTATGCCCTGGACGCCGGGCAGGACTACGTCGACCAGATGAACGCCGAAGTCCGCGTGAAGGACAGGCGCACGGGCAAGCCCCAGTGGATCCTGCCTCAGGGGAAGCACGACAACCATGCTTTCGACTGCGAGCTTCTCGGGCTCCTGGCTGCCGTGCGCTGGGGCATCGTCGGGAAGGAAAGCACGGAAACCGACTTGCAACCCTCGTGAACCTTGCGACATTAAAGGCAAGCGGCGGCGTCTATGGTTGCGGGAAGAAGAGCTCGTGGCGTGGATATAGGCGTCGCCGCCCCCTCCGTTGCCAATTACCGCAAGATTAAATGGCACAAGGTATCTTCATCGGCCTGACGGAATGCGAGCTCCTCGACCTCAAGGCGAAGGCTCTTTCGCTCATCATGGACGGAAAGACCCTCATGTCTTACTCCGACTCCGGCTCGTCGGCGACGAAGCAGTTCGCCCTGCCTCCGAAGGAGATGCTCAATGAAGCGATGTACGCCCTCAGCCGACTCGACCCGAAGAAGTACGGTCGCCGCACGACGATGATCTACTCCCGCTGGGACAATCGTTACGAATAACTTATGGCCCCCCGCAAGAAAGACCAGAAGCCCGCCAAGTCTTCCGCGAGGAAGAAGCCGACGACCGCGCCTCAGGCCGCGTCCGGGCCGACGTTCAACAACCAGTACAGCGGCAACCAGTGGGGCTCGACCATCCAGACCTACGCCCGCCGCGTCATCTACGCTCCGCAGCCGGACGACCTACGCCGCGACCTCTCGCCCTGGGATCGCAACGAGATGGTCAAGAAGTGCCGCTGGGCCGAGCGCGAGTCCGCCCTGTTCCGCCAGATCCTGAACGACCTCTGCATCTACGTCGTCGGCGACGGCATCAAGCCTCAGTCCCACGCGGACAACCCCGAGACCTCCCGCCTTTACGAGGAGTATTTCGCCCGTCAGGCCAAGCGCATCGACGTCTCCGGCAAGTCTTTCTATCAGTGTCAGGCCATCCTCATCCGCGCGCTCATCCGTGACGGCGACGCCTTCGCCCTGAAGGTCGTCAACGGCGACCGCGCCCAGGTGCAGGTCGTCGAGGCGCATCGAGTGGGAGACCCTACGGACGCCGACACCCCTTCGGACTGCTGGGACGGCATCGGCTTCGGCAAGTATAACGAGCCGATTTACTACAACGTCTACAAGGCCGACGGCTCCTCGAAGAAGATTGAGGCCCAGTCCGTTATGCACGTCATCGACACCGAGACGGCCTCGGGCTCCCGCGGCGTGCCGGTGCTTCAGTCCTCGCTCAACAGCATCCAGGACGTGAAGGAGCTGCTCGAAATCGAACGCAGGGCGTGTAAGGACAATGGCGACGTAAATCGCGTAATCTACAAGGGCTCAGGCTTCCTCGACGACGACGCGGCTTCCGAGATCGCGTCGAACCACAACTCCGCCGAGAACATCGCCAGCCAGATGGGCGGAAAGACCATCGTGCTCGAGAGCACAGACCGCTTCGAGAGTTTCGAGAGCAAACGCCCGAACAGCACCTTCGTCGGCTTCCTTGCGGCGCTGGAGAAAGACATCTGCTCCGTCCTGCCTTACGAGTTCGTCAAGGACGTCACCGCCGCCGGCGGGGCAGGGGTGCGTCTGGTCACCGCGAAGAGCGCACGGGTCTTCGGGAAATATCAGAACGTGATCGTGGAGGCCTTCTGCCAGCCTACCTGGGAGTACATCATCGCCGACGGCATCGCCAAGGGCGAGATCCCCGACGACCCCCGCTGGTGGTCTGCCTCCTGGACGACCCCGAAGTCCGTCACCGTCGACGCCGGCCGTGAAGCCGCGAACGACCGTGCCGACATCGAGATGGGCCTGATGTCCATGTCTGAGCTCTACGGCCAGCGCGGCCTCGACTTCCGCTCCGAGATGGAGAAGCGGGCCGCCGACATGGCGCACATCCAGAACCTGGCGAAGCAGTACGGCATCCCGTTCGAGCTGCTCTTCCGCCCGACGAACACCCCTCTCGGCACGGTCGCCGCGGTCGACACCGCCGAACCGCTCCCCGGCACCAACCTTAACGAAAAGAAATAATGCGCTTCCTATCCCATGCTCTCAAGGGCCGTGAGCCGATGCTCATCGACCCGTCCAAGGCCCAAGACCACGCGGCGCTCGCCGAGAAGTTCGGCTTCTCCGACATGCTAGCGCAGCTCTTCGGCGTGGCCCCTGCCCCCTATATCCAGGACGGCGTCGGCGTCATCCCTGTCGCCGGCGTGATCGGCAAAGGCCTATCGCCCCTCGAGAAGATGATGGGCGCGGTCGACGTGAACGACCTGTCGGCCACGGTCGACGCGATGGCGGCCGACCCTGCGGTCGAGAAGATTGCCTTCAACATCTCCTCCCCTGGCGGCACGGTGACGGGCGTCGAGGAACTGGCCAACAAGATCCGCGACCTCGGCAAGCCGACGATGGCTTACACGGACAGCGAGATGGCTTCGGCAGCTTACTGGCTCGGCTCTCAGGCAGACCGAGTCGTGGCCAGCCCGTCGGCTACCGTGGGCTCCGTAGGGGTCTACATGGCCATCCCTGACATGTCCAAGCTCTACGAGTCGCAGGGCGTCCGCATGGTCGTCATCAAGTCCACGGGCTCCCCGCTGAAGGGCGCCGGCATCGAGGGCACGTCCCTCTCCGACGAGCAGATGGCCGACCTCCAAGCCTCGGTTGACGGCATCCACGAAGACTTCAAGGCCGCCATCCGTGCCAAGCGCAAGATGGTCGCCGACTCCGCCCTGCGTGGTCAGGTCTTCTCCGGCAAGCAGGCCGCCGCCCAGGGGCTCGTCACCGGGCTGGCCGACTCTTTCTCCGCCGCCCTCCGTTCGTTCTGATGGCGATCGCCGTCCCAGACTACGTCGCCGAGGCGGCCAAGCGCGGGCTTGCGTGGCACGCCGAAGGCAAGTCGGGCGACGGCGTGACGGACAAGACCATCCGCGAAGCCCGCGAGATGGCGGCCGGCGAAGTCTCCGAAGACAAGCTGCGCCGCATGGGCCCATGGTTCGAGCGTCACCGCCCGGACATGGACGCCCCGAAGAACAAGCCGTCGAACGAAGACTTCCCAGGAGCAGGCGCCGTTGCGTGGGCTCTCTGGGGTGGCCCGACCTCTGGCGACATCATGCGCACCGCGGACTGGTGCAAGGCCAAGGTCGAGAAGCTCGACCGCGAGGCCGGAGCCTCCGCCCTTTCCTCCCCTAAGACTTTAACCCAAATCGACACAACTATGCCTCGCATCTTCACCGACATCGACGACACGATCATCAAGGACGGCCAGCCCGTCGAGCGCGTCGTCAAGTTCATCGACGAGACCGCCGAAGAGGTGGTTGTCCTGACCAACCGCCCCGAGTCCGACCGCGAGAAGACCGTGGCCGACCTCGCCGCCATCGGCTTTGAGTTCGACGAGCTCATCATGAACGACGGCACGGAGGAGGCTCCGGCCTTCAAGTCCCGCGTCATCAAGGAACGCCTGGACAATGGCGAGCGCGTCGACCTGTTCATCGACAACCGTGCCGACACCCGCGACGCCGTCGCCGCCCTGGGCGTCGAGGTCATGGCCCCCGAGGACGTTCCTGAGGTCGTCGACGAGGAAGAAGAGGTCGAAGACGAGGTCGATGAGGAGGTCGCTCCCGAGGCCAAGGTTGCCAATTCCCGCAGGACTAAGATGACCATCGAAGAACAGCTCGTCCAGGCCGCGGCCTCGCTCGCCGGCCTCACCGCTGAACGCGACGACCTCCGCGCCACCGTGGAGAAGCTGACCGTCGGCGCCACGACCGAAGCCGAAGCGCTCAAGGTCGAAGCCGCCGCCAAGGATGCGAAGCTCGCCGAACTGACCGCCGCCCTCGAAGCCTCCGCCAAGGAAGCCTCCGAGCTGAAGGCCAAGGTCGCCGAGCTCGAAGCCGGTCAGGCCAGCGCCTCGAAGGAAGCCGCCAAGATCGTCGCCTCCTTCGGCACCGAGCCCGTCGAACTGCCCAAGGGCGACTCGCCCGCGAAGATGAGCGCCGCCGACATCAAGGCCGCTTACCTCGCGATGGCCGCCGGCCCTGCCCGCATCGCCTTCTTCAACGCCCATAAGGCCTCCCTCCTTTCCCTCTAACCCTCACTCCCTAACACACTACCATGGCTACCGTCCTCCCTACCGCCCCGGCTATCCTGTCTGACTACATCGTCCAGACCGTCGCCGGCAAGCTGCCCATCCTCAACAACGTCTCCGTCAACCTCTCGGCCTCCGTCGGCCGCGCTGGCAAGACCGTCTTCGTCCCGATCATGGGCGCCGGCACTGCCTCCGAGTTCAACAAGGCCACCAACACCCTGGCCGACGTCGACGGCGCGACGATGACCGACTCCTCGGTCACCCTCAAGCACTTCAAGTACGTCGATGAGTTCAGCCCCCTGGACATCCAGGAGTACGGCATGCAGTACCTCATCAACGCCTACGCCAAGACCGCCGCTCAGGCCATCGTCGACAAGACCTGGGCCGAAATCGGCTCCGTCTTCACCGCGGCCAACTACGCCACGGAAGAGACCGTCGCCCTCGTCGACTTCGGTTATGACGACGTGACCCAGGCCCAGTTCCTCCTCGACGGCGCCAAGGCCGGCGAGCCCCGCTCCTTCCTCGTGGGCAACGGCTACCTCAAGAGCCTCCGCAACGACTCGAAGATCTACGGCTCCCTCAACCCGGCTGCCAACGCCGTCGTGACCTCCGGCTCCGTCGGTCAGGTCGCCGGCATGGACATCTACCAGTGGAACCAGATCCCGGCCAACGGTGAAAACCTGGCGGGCGTGGCCATGGGCCCGGACTCGCTCCTCGTGGCGACCGGCATCCCGATGGCTGAGATCGCGGGCTTCAACGCCAGCGTCTCGACCGCCGAGTCCGGCCTCTCCGTGCAGGTGCTCGTCGGCCAGGCCGAAACGGGCAACATCCGCTGCATCTCGCAGATCCTCGTCGGCGCCGCCAAGGGCCGTTCGACGAGCCTCGTCCGCTACGTCACCGCCTAAGCGGCCTGACGAGCTCAGAACAGACCCCCAGCGATGGGGGTCTTTTTTTGTGCCCTTTGCCAATCTCCGCAGGGTTATGAGTTTGTACGCTGAGTTCCTGCCCGACGCGAAGGAGATGGTCGCCGACTTCGGCGTGGCCGGTTCGGCCAACTCGGGAGCGATTACATTCGCCTGCCTCATCTCAGACCCCGCCGTCTCGACCGTGCTCGAAGCAGGGGGCTACATGGAGCGTACCCAGTACAACGTCCGCCTCCCCGCCGCAACGGCCTCCTGGAGCCTCCCAGATGGGTCTATTGGGGCATCCACGGCCATCATCAGCGGCGGCTCGGTCATCCCCTCCCTCGCCCAGGGCAAGAAGATCGTGGCCGGCGGGAAGAACGTCCGCATCACGACCCAGTCCTATAAGCCCGGGTCGGCGTGGGTAACCCTCGTCGTCATCGACGATAACCAGTAATGCCGGCTAAGGTCTCCATCGAGCCGAAGTCCCTTGCGGAGTTCGTGGAGGCCTGCCGTCAGTTCGCGGCCGGGGCAGGCATCGCCATGCGAGACGCCGTCCTCGAGCAGGCGGCCTTTGCTTGTCAGGACGCTGCCACCTTTACCCCTCCCCTGGTCAAGGGAGGCGGCGGAGGCCTAAAGCCTGGGGCGAAGAGGGCAGGCCGTGAGGCCGTCGCCGGCGATGTCTCTAAAATCTTCGTGGCCGCTAATGACTCCTCGGCAAAGGGCGTAGCTGGAAACCTCGTCAATCAGATTGCCTTCGCCGTGAAGACGGGCGACTTCGGCACCTTCTCCCGGCTGACCGACGGAGGCAAACTGTCCGGCATGCTAGGCCAGCGCAGCATCCTCTCGAAGATCGCGGCGGACTCGGACAAGCAGCGGGCCTTTGCCAAGGCCAAGAACTTCCTCAACCGTGCCAACCCCGTAAAGAGTGAATACGGCACGCAAGGCTTCGTCCGAGACATCCGCACCATCCACGACCAAGTGAAGGGCAAGTACGGCGGCCGCATCAAGAAGGGTATCCGCCCGGTCACAGCGAAGTTACTCGTGCAGGACAAGTCAGAGTTGCAGGAATACATCGAGCGCCGCCAGCAGATGGTCGGCCTCATCAAGTCAGGATGGGCCAAGGCCCTCGCCGGCCTGCCTAAGCCCAAGGACAACAACGGCCAGCAGGGCGAGCCTGGCGCTCAGCTGCGCAAGGCCTCATGGGTCACCTTGCATTCGGGAGTTCCTGGGACTAACGTCTCGACGTTCACCGACAAGGTGGCGGAAGTTTCCGTGACCAATACCCTTGGCAACATCAACAGCATCGCAGACGAGGCAGGAGTCCTCGGTCTGGTCTACGGCAACCGCGTGAAGCAGATGCCCGCGATGATCCGTTACCGCATGCGCAAACCAATTAACAAGTTTAACCGTAAATAACCATGTCCACCCGCTCCATCCGCCACGTCGTCGAGGCGACCCTCGCCACCTACCTCTCCGCCCAGTCCGGCCTAGCCGGCGTGCAGATCCTGACGGGCGACAGCGCCGTCACTCAGACCCTGCCCAAGGCCGTCGTCCTCTGCGACTCAGCCCGGGCTCCTGCCGACCTCCCCGAAGGCCTCGGTAACTACGACTGCTCCGTCCGCATCACCCTTTTCTCGAACGCCGACGACACGACCTTGGCTGTCCACCGTGAGCGCTGCGCGGCCATCGCCGGCAACATGCGAGACCTCGACTCAATCCAAGCGGCCTTCGTGGCATCAGGGGACGCGACCTGCTACGACGTGACCTACCGATCCGAGGACGAAGGGGTAGACGAGCGCTCCTGGGCGACGTCCTTCGCCTTCGACATCCTGACCGTCCTGCCTCCCGCCTGAGCGGTTGCCAATTAAAGCAGGAGTAAGATGAGCGAAGTAAACAACGGCGTTGTCTGCCTCTACGGAATTGGCGCTGGCCAAGTAGCCTCCCTTTACGTCCAGAGCTACTCCGTTAGCTCCGGCTTCAACAACACAGGCACGGTGGTGGACGAAGAAGGCAACACGGTGACCGCCCGTTATGACGACCGCCGCTCCGAGATCACGGTCGAGGGCGTGGCCAAGGCCACCTCCGTTCCGCAGCTCGGCGCGACCCTCACCTTCACCGCGAAGACCGCTTCGGCCTATCCTGGCGGCGCCGCTTCGGTCAGCTTCTCGGGAACTGTGACCAAGGTCGACGACCGTGGCACGAGCAAGGGTTTCGTCAGCGTCTCGGTGACTGCTGAGTCCTACGAGCTCATCACCTACTAATT